ATAATCGGAGGTAAACATTTGTTTATTTTTAGTGGAATTTGACCCATTTTAAATGATCAATGGTGTAAAACCAATTAAGAAAATTGTACATTAACCATCGGTCGTTTCAATTGATGGATCCATAGGTAAACAAATATTTTTAAAATACAAAATGTGTTTATTAGAACAACACCATACAACGAGTCAAATATTATATATAACATACAATATTTGACAATTTGTAAAAAGACCTGAATCGAATAAGAGTTAATCTATAAAAACATATAATGGTTTACCATTTAGTTTTTTTTACGTTAATTTGCTGGTGATTTTTTTTTCGAGATTTATTAGGATCGAATTCTTCCTCTTCATCGTCACTTCCAATACCTTTTGAAATATCCCAAAATTCTTTACTACCCAATCTAAAATCTGGTCTTGTTTCTGCTTTATACCAAAAAACCTGGTCTGTAATTTTATTTGATTTAGCATTATTATGAATAACCATACATTCATAATTTTGCGAAGTTTGATCAAATACACTACAAAAAGATTCTAGAGTTGGAAACATACTTGCATAATTTTCCCATAGGCGTTTTCGATTCTGCAATGCTGGTTCTCTTAAAATAAATACATAATCTATATTACAACGTAATATAGGTGGTATTCCAAGAGGATACTGTAAAGTTATAACTAATAAGATTTTCCAGTGTCTACCATTAAGAAAAAGAAGACGCATTAATTTATCTCGTGTCCAACTACTATCATATAAACAATCATCTAAAATACAAAAACATCGAGGATCAATTGTAGTTTTTTTATACGTTTCTATTTCACGATTAATTTGTTTGAGAACAACTTTTTGTCTTCTTAACACATTTTCAATTAAAACACTACTATATTCGTTATGAATAAATAACGCAGGTACATGATTAGAATAAAATCCGTTACCTGCTTCTGTTCCGGAAATTACAGTTCCTATAGGTACATCCTTATGATGAAAAAGAAGATCACGCACTAAAAATGATTTACCAGTATCACGACGGCCTATCATTACTACAACTGGTCCTTTTGCTTCATCTGGTCGAAATGTAATTAATTTCATATCAAACTTACGTAATTCTAAAGTCATTTAAAGTATATAGTAGATTTGTATATAAACTTGTAGACTTCAACGAGTTTATATTATTTGATAGTCTCTCCTTACATATTCTCTAGTCTTTCTCCATTACCACATATATCATTTTTTGCCTCTCTTTTCCTCTTATTCATTATTTACAATAGGATTGTTATGTAAACTATCAGAATCAATCTTTACAATCCCTTCACAAATTTGTTTAGTAGTTAAATATCTTTCAAAATGCATTGTTCGCCTTCTCAAATTACAAGAAAGACATGCTATTTCTATATTATCACAATTATGTCCAAACTCATTATTCAATCTTTCAACCGTCCATTGTTTTGGTTCACGCACATATTCATATAAAATTTTGGTTGGTTCATTGCAATAAAAACATATCATTTTTGATTCTTTAAATTTATAAAGAATATATCCAATTGTAAGGAAATTACAAGGATCATATTTATTTTTTTTTAAATCTTGTTCTTTATAACTTCTGATCTTTGTTTTTATTTGTGAATATATTATTTGATGTATTTTGTCTTTTAAATTAGCAGGATCAAATGTGGATAACAGTTTCAATTGATTATCGTATTCCAATTCTTCCTGTGTAAAATCCCATTTTTTACTTTCTGTAATAAGTCGTTTTGTTCGTTCTTTGCTAGTTTTAATATTGTCGTGATTTGTATTTTGATGCATGTTATTAAAGATGTCTTTTGATTTTTTTAAAAAAGGTTGAAGTATTATTTTTTTATTAGTTTCCATTTACAATATAATGATTCATACAATATATTTTCGTACTATGGACATTTCTTCTTCGTTTAAAAAAACAATAGGTATGTCGGTTGTTACTATCTTTTTTGTGTTTTCTTTAAAAAACCTTAAAAGTATTTCGACAATAGCACATATTCCACCTTGCTTTATATTATTTGTATTTTCGGGAGTGTACAAATAAACATGTCGTATATTTGTTTTTACTACTTGTTTTAATTTCGTCTGATGTTCATTGAATAAAGTGACAAAATAATTGAGTATTTCTATAGTTCTTTGTTTACCAGATTGTAAAAGGTCAAACCCTTTGTTTCTGGTATTATTTTTATCACGTATTTTAAAGACTCCTTTTTCCATAAATCCAAAAATATTACTTATTTTATCAATTGGAACAACAAACCGCTTTAATTGTTCTAAAAATGGCTTTGTATTATACTGTTGAACCCATAGATCACCCTCTAGATCCGTATTTGAATTTTGTGAATAAATAGCTAGATTTTTTTGTTCATCAATCAACACAAATGTATTTTTTGGACCTAATTGACGTTCTTTAAAATATTCATATATTAATGTGTTTAAATGTGGGTATACTGATGATAATTTACTGGTAGATGTTTCGATAGCGGTTGTTGACGACGGGATTTGTCTGTATATTTCATTCAACAACAGTAGTTTTTCTTTTAAATTTAAAGAATCCAATATTTTGTCTATAGCATATTTTACAGTATTTTCATAAGAAATACCAAACGTTTCATATAGAAAATTACGTACAATGCGAATATTCATAGCTGGTGTTCTCTTCTTTTCAGGTATTAATTCTATATCATCTATTTGAGGACTTGTAAGAGTAACATATTCTGATTCTATATTATCTATTATTTGAGTAATTCTGTCTTTTTTATTTAAAATAAGAGGGGCATTAATTAATGATGTTGTTGGAATATCTGTTTTATTTTCAATCACAGTTTGTGAAGTTAGTTCAGTGACTGGCAAAACAGGTGGGTTAACTAATACTTCGCTACTAAACGAATCAATATCCTTAAATTCGGTTGGAACTTGGACCCTTAATTCATTCCTTTTATATTCAATTGGAACACTTCTTTCATAAATAGATATATTTTCATCAGTTATTTCGATTGGTTGAAAAGAATATATATCGCCTTTGTTTATTAAATTTCCCAAACGTTCATACTTATCTATTAAATATTCGTTTTTATTTTTTATTAAATATGTTAAAGAACTGTATATTTGTTCAATTGGATAAACTTTTTGTGAATTTAAAGATTCTATAAGTGTTTTTCTCGTATAAAATGGTTTTTCTTTAAAAAGACCGCGTATTTTTTCAATAATCCTATTATTGTCATTAATAAATTCTAACCCAAATGTGCTTTTGTCGGCAACAAACGCGGGATCATTAAAATCTACCGCTTTTTCTCCAGGAGGTAGATGACATTTGTATTCGCAATTATTCATATAATCACACATATCAGTATATGGTTTATCACCAATAATATAGTCTATTTCTCTACCTCCTTCGCTACTAATACGTATTTTGATATTTTGATTTTGAACAAGAGCATTTAGTTTTTCCACTGAAAAATTAGTCTGACCTATGTTTAACATGCAATCTACAGATGTTTCTTTGATAATCCTTGTCACTTTACCAATTTGCATTGCCTTTGCTTCTGCTAGTCGATAAATATATGTATCTGCGCATTCTTCTTGAGAACGAGTTGGAAGAATAGATGAATGAAGGAAAATTTCAACATTACGCTCTTCAAATGGCAAAGAACAATGACTAAGATTACGAACTCCACGTCCAATAATTTGTTCTATACGATTCATATTATACCATGATTCCATAATATGTATTTGTCTAATATTACGAAAATCGAGACCTTCAGCGCCAGCTTTTGAAATAATAACAATTTTAACATTTTCACCGTATTTGTTTTCTTCACTAGTAATATATTTTATATCTTCATTATTTGTAGGTGAAAACACAACATCTCCCGAAATAATAGTATATTTTGCAGGATTAAATGGAGCAGATGGATCTGTTTTTTGTAGTTCAGACCGTGTTTTCATTGTATATGAATCTACTTGTTCAATAGGTGGATTTTGAAAAAGGGATTTTGTATAGGATGCACTTCCATATCTTGTAATTCCCATCTCTTCAAGCGCAAGAGATATAGGCACAATTCCTCCATCAATATATTGTGAATATATCATAATTATTCCTTTGGAAGATTTGCGTATAATATCGCAAATCTTTGATATTTTTCCACTATATTTGAACAGATTGTCACGATGAAATATACGACCATATTTAGCAAGAACGCCCGGTTTGTAATTATAATTGAATTTTTCTGGTTGCGTTGTGTGGCTGGAATTGTCTTGATAATCCATTATTTCATCCAATCCTTTTTTTCCTACAATAAGATACATTTGTTCTTTTGATTCTATTTTTCCTGATTCGATTATTTTATTTGGATAAATTATATTCAATCCTTGTATGGGTATTTGTAGTTTTTCGTAACCAAATGCATCAATATTTTCTTCCGGTAAATAATTATCAATCGTTTTCGAGGAAACGGATTCTACAGATGCTACCGACGGAAGAGGAGGGGCTACAGACGGTTGTTTTAAATATAATGGTTTAAGGGAAGGTTTATATTCATGAGGAGGTAATTGAGTATTTTCATTATCATCATCTTCAGTTTGAAGAATAACTCTTTCCTTTTTTAAAAAATCCACAATTAATAGATATCCTTCTTCTTGTATGTTTCCTACATTTGTATAATAAATCGGTATATGTTGAATAGGAGTTGTTATTTTTGATTCATTTATTTGAAAAATAGGATTTGGTAAAATATCTGGATGTATTTTATAAATTCTATATGGGAATGAATATGGGTTTTCACTACGAACATAGGAAACATATCCTGTCAATTTACGTATAAGAAGTGATCTTCCGTTTTCTTTCCAGCGTTGAGATATTTCATTGTCATTTATTTCTTTAAAATTTCCTTTTTTATCAAATACATCTATTATTTTAATTTGTGAACGTTTATCATTAATATTTAATAAATTGGTCAACCAAATTATTTCACGATATGAATTATACATAGGGGTTGCAGAAAGAAGAAGAAGACGTAAATTGTCACTATGTTCGGCTATTTGAAATAAAAATTTGGCTGTGCTTTTATTTTTATTATCATCAACCAACCGTATATTATGAACTTCATCTACTATAATAAGTCGATTATTAAATACTTTTTTAATATTTTTAACACGATATCGCTGTCGTTCTTTATCTTTAGTTACAATAGCTGGAATATCGTTGAT